CAAGTAAGGAAGGAGTGGTGTAAATAATGAAACACTGGAAGGCACTTTTTGTATGTATATTATTAACTAATTGTGCATACAAACCAATCGTTGATACTGCTGGAAGAAGCGGTACATTTAACGAAAACAAAGCAGATCAAATATCAAATGATTTGCAACACTGCGAATATCAAGCCAAGAAACATACTAAAGGTATCGTAGAAGCATCTAAAAAAGGATATAACTTTTTAATAAGACCAAAGTTATTATGGTTATCTCCAAAAGCAAAAGACAAGTATAAAATAATAACTGATAACTGTTTGACGAATCGTGGTCATAGCGTGTTATCAAAATAGGAAGGTAATATGAATAAACATCAAATACAAAGTCTAAAAGATTTAGTTAAATCTTATAGCTATTGTGCGAAGAATGGATCGTTAGATAAAATTTTACATATATCTGATAATTCATATTTGTTTAACATATTAAACAATATAGACTTTAAATTAAACAAAGAAGAAAAGGAAGGACAAGATGACAGAGAAGGAAATCAATGAAACAATAGCAAATAACTTATGGACAATAAGAAACAATACTTACAAAGTTGTTCAAGTTAAAGATAAGTTAAGAAAAAAACGTCTGACTCAAACTCAAATAGGAGATGCAATAAACGTTACATTTCAACAAATACAAAAGTTTGAAAAAGGCAAAAACAATATTGGTTCTGCAAAATTAAAAATACTTGCTGATTATTTTAATATACCCGTAGGTAATATGTACGAACCCATAACAACTTACTATAAAGAGATAAGAGAGGACGCATGAAGGGATTTATTATGTGGTGCTGGATTATAAGTTGTTTACTTGTATTCCAAATCTTTTTAACAATCTTGCTACACGCAATACACTAAAGGGAAAACATGAAAGAGTATAAACTATATAATGGTGAAATTATTTTACATTTTGATCGTGCAAAACATAAATATTTTAAAGATGGTCAATCTGTAAATAATATGACATCAATTACAGGTATCATTACAAATAAAGATGCTATGGTAGGCTGGGCGGCTAAAAGATGTAAACTACAATTTCTTGAAATGATATTACCTAATACTTCTTACAGCTTAGAAGAATTAGATGGTATAGCAAAAGAAATACAATCAGCACCAAGAAAGAATAAAGAGTCTGCTGGTGATGTAGGTACTGCGGTTCATAATTACATTGAAGATCATTTAACTTATGATGTAATACCTAAGATTGACCATAAGGAAGAAGCCCACGCATTTAATGGTTATTTACAATGGTATAATGAGCAAGGCAAAGACCTTGAAATTGTTTCTTTAGAAAGAAAAGTTTATTCTAAAAAACATAATTATACTGGTACGACAGATGCCTTATTTAAAGATAAAAATGGTGATTATATTATATATGATTGGAAAACATCAAGTGGTATATATCATGGTTATTTATTACAAGAAACGGGATATGCTATGGCATTAGAGGAAGAACTTGGAATACAAATCAAAAAAGGTGTTGTAGCTAATTTTCCTAAAAAAGGTAAAACGAAATTGTGCGAGTTTGATATAGACTCAACAATGCGAGATAATTTTTTATCTTGTTTAAAACTATATCTAATGCAAGAGAGGAAGGTCTAAATGCCTAGAATACAAGGTAAAATAAATAAACTATACGATAACAGATTTAAAGATGGACAGAAAGTTACTTATCCATATTACAAATTGTTTATTGATAGTGATGAAGTTAGAATCTATACAGATCAAAATATAGATTTTGCAGAAGGTGATGTAGTCGGTCTGACTTACGCTGTAAGTAAAAAAAATAATTGGTATGTTCCTAAAAACCCAAATGGTGGGTTCTCAATTAATAAGATTGAAAACTCAATGCCAGATGATGAACTGCCTAAATCAGAAAAAGAATGGTTGGCACAACCTGTTGAACAACCAACTGATTTTACACCCATGCAATATAACAAAGATGGTATTATGGACAAAAAAGGTTTAACTATATTTGTTCAGGGTATGCTTCAAGCTGGTATTAAAGCAGATCAAATAAAGGTTTCTGATAAACAGGGGTTAGAGTTAGTAACAACTGATTTAATTGATCTTTACAAAACGATAACAAAATAATATTAGAATTAGTAGTGCCAAGTTTTGTTACATATATCCTTTCGTTTATATATGTTCTTCCCCAAGTTTGTTTAGCTTGGCACTACAACTCTTGATTTTATTAAAAAAAAATGCTAACGATATTTTATGGTAACAAAGCAATATCAGTTTGATGCACAGATAACTTTTGAATGTGATTATCCTGATCTTGCAACTGCCATGAAAGCTGATGCACCAACAAACTTTGATAAGTATGAGTTGGTTAATGTTAAGTTGGTCAAAAGCCTAACTAAAAACAAAGGTGAAACAAATGCAAACAATGTTTCAGCTTCAACAAAAGGTTAATGAATTATTAGCCTTATACGCTTCTAAAGGTGAATACACTGTAGATTGCGTAACAGTAGAGCAAGAGTTACAAAATGCTCTTAAACAGTTGAAGCAAGAAAAATTAAATATTCCAGTATATTATTAAACTGGAACTAAACTAAAAATTGAGGGAAGGTATATGGAATCTATCGCTTTAAAAAACCCAGAAGAAATATTAAAAAAATTAAATGAATTATCAGATGAAATGGCTGAATCTAGATACAAATATAATTTGTTAGATAGTCATACAAAAGTTATTTTTTCTAAGTTATGTTTACAAGCTAAAAGAGAATATAATTGCTCTATGTCTGAAGCAGAAAAACACGCATTTATTCAACAAACATATAAATTACATCTTGAGGGTTTAGCTACTGCATCATCTGAGTATGAAAGAATCAAAGCTAAATTTAACAATTATTGTTCTTATGTAGAATATATGAGGAGTTATCTATCATGCCAAAAACATCTAAACTAGATGATCGTGGAGAAAATGATCTTGAAAGAGTCATTGAAGAACAGCGTAATCATATTATTGTTTTAGAAAAACTGTTAGACAATTGTAAGGAAGAAAAAGATATACTTAAAAAGCAAATCAAACTATTACAAAATAGTATTAGAAAATGGAAAAACACATTTACCCAAAAGGCAAACTAAACATGGAGAGTTATAATGATAGAGTTAAAAACTATATTAACTATGCTGAAAAAAGGTTTGAAGAATATTGTACTGAAAAAGGTTATGCGTACAAAAAACTTCTTCTTAACGCAGACGAAAACTTATTTGAATCACCTATACCGCATTGGGGCAAACTTGGTATCATGGTGGCACAAGCGGATTATTTTTGCTACAACCAAAATCGTCAATTTTATGCAGAGATTAAAGCAAGTAATAAAATCAAAATTAAAGATTTAAAAAAATATTGTGCTTGGGAAATGATGATGTGTGATCCTAAGTACACACAATATTATATTTGTTTTTGTTTCAATGATAAACTAATTATTAAAACCATAAGTCAAATTATGGAACTACTCCCTAAAGCAGAAATAAAATCATACCATGAAGGCAACAAGTATTTCGTTATTCCTCTTTAATGTACTGTATTACAAATTCTAGGATTAGTAGGATCTGTAAATTTAATTTTTTCTAATTCGTATTCCATACCTAGTATTTCATATTTGCTATTTGACTGAAGTGAGTTTACAAAGTTTTTAGTAGCTTCTAAGCTATCAGTATCTTCTAATGTAAAAGCGGTAAATTCATTTTTAAAAGTTGAAAGATCCTTATAAGCCATAACTACTGTGACTTGTAAGTATTTCATTTTTTACCACCCCTGAATATTTGCGTTCCCTTTATTCCAAAAATACTCGCAACAACAAGAATCCAAAGATTAGTGAACCATGATGGTAAGGTAGAAAAATACTCAAAGAATAATTTTACTTTCTCCATAGCTTCAGGATCATCTGATAATACTGCCCAAGCTAAAACTAAGATCGGGATCGTTAATATAACCAAGACGAACTCGTCTTTCCAGTCTGATTGTCTAGCTTCTAACAATTTACCTTGATACTCAGCTTCACCACTTGCCATCTTTTGTGCGTGACGCATCTGTGCATCTGCCATAAGCATTTTAGTTTCTTGTTTTTTCCTGAATATATGCGATCCAGCTTGTATCGCTATTTTAGCCGCACTAAGCCACATAAGTAGTTCTCCTTTTGTTCTTATTTAGCCCATAGACCCACTAAATTTTAACGAATCTGCCTTACCATGACCTAGATAGCCAATTTAAGATTTATACCCCTTAAAAAGGCTTTATTTTTCATTTAGATAAGATTTCAACAACTCTAGGTAGTGAATAGCCTTATCTATATCTTCTAACTGTTTATCTAAGCTATCATGCTTAAATTTCCAGCGTGTAATATATTTTATAGCATTACCGCTACACCAATCCAAATTATTTTTTACTATGTATTCACTTGGCTGTATGGATAAGTTTTTGTAATGTTGTCCGCCTATTTGTTTATTTTTAGGATTCACTTTTCCTCATAATATCTGCTAATTTCTGGCATCTGCTTTTAGTTTGTTTATACCATCTACTATTAATCATCTCGTCACCAGCAGTTTTATAATCTTGTTCTTGTAATGCTTTTATCATATTTTGAAATTTATTAACATTTCCAATACCTAGTTGAAATACCATTTCTATAATTACTTGTTTTGCTTCATCATTAATAATTAGTGCATTTGACTTACAAAAATAATCAGCATTATTAACTGCTTCTTGAAAATCATCTTCAAATAATTCATCTAACATTTCTGTAGGGTATTTTTTATTGGGTTCAAATTTATCTTTATAAGTTACAAGATGTCCATATCCAATAGTGGCTTTACCCAAACTATCTTCATAAACAGTATCACGAAAACCCTCGTGTGCTTATTCTAAATTTTAATCCTTCTAAGTTCATACTAGCTTCCTAATCCATTTACCTTTTTTATCAAGTACCATTGGTACTAGTTTAGGTTGAGAATCTATGACCATACCACAACCCATAATAAACTTAGTTTTAAAGTTTTTAGCATAATGAAAAGCCATATTGGTTTGTTCTATTAAACAACCTACTTGCATACCCCACATTAACGCATCACTGTTTGCCCAATACTCAATTTTAAATTTACTGTGAAAATGACCTTGCACTACGCACTGTGAATTTATCTGTGATACTTTTGCTACATCTGCACTGATACCATGAGTAAATAAACATCTTTGACCATTAGGCATGGTTAATGTATGATTATCAACCCATTTCCATTTTTTAACATTTAAAAAATCATTATACTCTCTTAAAAATCCTCTTGGTATTCCATGCTTAATACCTTTTCTGTAAATTAAACTAGAATGATTTGAGTCTAATAAGATCATCTCAGGAAATATGTTTTCTAATTCTTTGATATATTCTTTAGCTAAACTTAGTTCCATACCCGCAGAAGGTAAATCTGGATTCGTATCATGGAATGATAAAGCATGGCAATCAATCTCATCACCAATATTAATTACTGTATCTGGTTTGTATTGTTTTTTTATTTCTTTAAGAAAATCAAATGAGTCTTTTCTGTGATATGGAATGTGTAAGTCACTAATGATTAGTATGCGTTTATGTGGCATAAATTATTTAATAAAATAGTTATAAGCCCCTGTTACAAAAGATGCAAGTATTAAGAGAATCCATAAAGCACCTTTACCTCTATTAATATCTTCTCTTAGCTTTTTTTGTTCTGTTTTAAGTTCTTTTATTTCCCTACAAATAAATTCTAGCTTAACGTCTGTTGCTGATTGTTTTGGCATTATCCTTGTCCTCTATACTTTAATTGCTTTTTAGTACGTCCTTTTCTTTTATGTTTATTCATACTATTAATTTTAGAAGATTTTTTTATTCTTCCTTGTGAAGTACCTTTATGTTTCTTTTCATAAACAATCGTTTGTCCATAAACATTGCCCTTCTTTTTGGCCATTAGTTAGCTAGAGGGTTTTTTGAACTTGCTTTTAATTCTTTTATATTTAATTCAAGAACCTGTATTGTCTTTTCTAAAACTGCAATCTTTTGATTTTGTTTTTCTATCTTAACGTTTTGTGTTCCTACTTCTTTAATTAACGGGTTAAGATCAATACCAGATAAAGAATTAAGTTGTTCTTGCATCTGACCATAAACAGTAAACCCAGCACCGATAGTACCGACTATACCAATGACCGCTATAACATTGCCTATATTTTGTTTTAATTTATCCATTTTTTAATACCTCAATTTCTCTTAACAACTTTTCTTTTTGTTGTCTAATTTTTTGTATCTGAGTTTCTTTTTGAATGATCGGCTCGTTTTGGATATAAGATACGAGGGTAGCATTAGAATATAATATTCTATTATCTCTAATATTAATTTGATCCTCATAGATACGTTTATCTTTATAAAAAGGCACATTATAATTCAACAATATATTATCTGCTAACATAGCCTTAATTTTAACATAATTCTTAATTTTTAGGTTTTTGTCTATATCCTTGATTTTAGCATCAATCTTTGCCATAGTTTTTTCTAATGAAACTGATACAGAATCTTTTTTATCACTTGTCGCATTGCCCGTTTTGTCTGGTTCATTTGATACTTGGCTTGTACTTTCTGTTTCTTTTTCTTCAGTTATACTTTGAACCATCTCCTCTTCCTGACGAACTTCTTGTTCCTGAGTCGTATTCTGTGCAGAAGTAACACTTTGACCACCTATTTCTTCTTTCTGAGTAGTAACTGGTTGTGGCTTTTCTTCTTTCTGTGTCATCACAGGTTGTTCAAGTTTTTCCATTTTAGGTTCTTGTAACTTTGGTTCTTCTTCAATCTTTTCAAATGTAAATACTTCTTCTAACTTTATTTCTTCTTCAAATTTTAGTATCTTTTCAAACTCCTTAAATTCTTCTGATATTTCCTCATTAAAACTTGTAAGTTCTGTTTGTATTGCTGGTGGTAGTGGGGAATAATTAATATCTAAAAGTGTAGCTGTAAGTTCAGCACCTAATAAGTTTGGTGCAACTGGACTTGTGCTATTAATATCATTTCCATCAATACCTGTCCAAGTCCAATCCCAATTTCTAGCACCAGTGCCATTATGTATTATTGTGTCTGTATAGGTGTAAGTGTTTCCATAATATCCAGCATCATTGTTTCTGTTTTGTGTAACAGTTGCTAATGAATTATTATTGGCATCTAAAATGTTTACTGTTGTTGAATAGCTATCTCTGCCATTGGTTGCTTGTCCGCATTGATGAGCCGATCCTGACCACTCACAGTTTTGTACTTCGGTAGTTGAGTCTAATCTTATACCACCATCTAAGCTATCAGCAGTTGTTGTGAATTGGCCGCCATTTTGTTTTTCTGTTGTAATCCCTACAAGTGATCCATTAGATGATACTGTGCCTGTGCCATTAGCTTCTAGTTCATTATTAAAATTAGATATGCCTGATGTAGTCCAACCATTTGATCCATTAATACCATCAACATTTCCACTAGAGTTTTGTAAGTTTGTTGTACCTACACCAGCATTTGGCAATAAGTTACCAGATGTAGCTTGTTCAGCATAAGCATTATTCTTCAGTATCAGAATAATTAGAAACTTTATTAAATTCTTTAGCAAACTTTAACTCCTTTTTCTTTTCTGCTTCTTCAATAATTTTTAATTGTTTTGTATATAAATTATAGTCTGGTCTTAGTTTGCCATACTTCTTCCATTCTTTAGTAGCTTCTTTTCCAATCTTACCTTTAAATGGACAAGGCGTGTTTGCGTTTTCCATAGCCGCAAAGACTCTTTCGTCTTGGCATAATAAACTTACAGCCGCTACAGTCATTCCATTAGCTTTGAGTTCTCTAGCTAATTTAATTCTTTCACAATTTTTATCTCTGAAACCTTTGCCACCTGATATACCAAGTCCAAAAGTTTGAATACCAGCACTACCCCCTACGGAGCATACATCAATACCTGAACTGGATACACTAGGTGCATAAGCAGATGGAGGGGCTGATTTAATATTACTGGTGCTACTGTTTGTAGTATTTGAAGTACTGCTTGATCCTGATTGATAAGTTGTTGAGTTTGTGTATCCCCCAGCGATTGAAGTGTTTGACCCAGAAGTATTATTTTGAGTAGTATCGCCATAACTAAAAGAA